GCTATCGGTACAGTGAAACTAAAAGATTTGGTTTTAGAAAATACTTATGACCCAAGAAGACTAGGTCACTTGCTTACAGCAAGACTTGCTCTTGGTCATGGAATTTTGAGACCAGAAGCGGCAGTTTCAGTCAAACAAGCATAATAATATTTAATTATATTATTTAAGAGTACAGGCGGAGATTAACACAGACAATCCGCCTGTGCTTAAAAACAAATGAGTACAGTTACACGAACAACTGAATTAGAAGCAGTTAATACAATACTTTCAACGATTGGAGAAAGTCCAGTTAATTCTCTAACAGGAACTTTACCTGTAGATGCAACAACTGCATTAAACGTCTTGGACGAAATTTCTAGAGAAGTACAATCCGCAGGGTGGCATTTTAACACTCACTACAAATTTGATTTATCAAGAGATGGAGATAATAAAATTCCAGTCGGTACAGATGTTTTAAGAGTTGAACTTAATGATAAATATAGCAGAACATCTTACGATATAGTTCAACGAGATAATTTTTTATATAACTTGGCAGAAAATGAAGAAACTTTTGACCAAGACTTTGAAGATAATACTATTGTTTATTTATTAGATTTTTCAAAATTACCTGAACCTGTAAGAAGATATATTACAATTCGTGCTGCTAGAACTTTTCACGATAGAACTCTAGGAGCAAATACACTTCATAAATTCTCATCAGAAGATGAAGCAAGAGCTTTGTCTGTAATGAAACAAGACGAAGCTAACACAGCAGACAATTCAATTTTTGACAGTTATTTACAATCGTACATAGTTAATAGATAAGAGATGCCTTTAATAGCAAGAACCATTCCTAATTTGGTTCAAGGAATATCTCAGCAACCTGAAATTTTAAGATTAAATAGCCAAGCAACTTCACAAGTAAATGGTTTCAGTTCTGTTGTTGAAGGTCTCAAAAAAAGACCAAATACTTCTTATGTAACTAAACTAACAGGTTCATCATTGGCTAATTCCTACATTCACACAATCAATCGTGATGTAGATGAAAGGTATATTGTCGTAGTTACAAATGGCGCATTAAGTGTTTACGATATTGATGGAACTGCAAAGACTGTAGTTAATCAAACAAACGCAACAAATTACTTATCTTCTTCAGACCCAAAAGGAGATTTTGTTTGTGTGACTGTAGCGGATTACACATATGTTTTAAATAAAACAAAAACTGCTGTAATGGCGGCTACAACTTCTTCAGCAAAAGTCGAACAAGCTGTTTATTCAGTTTTACAAGGAGTTGATACAACAAAATATTCAATTACTATAGATGCAACTACTTACTCTTTTACTAGTTCCAATACTAACACAGAGGACATCAGAGATGGACTGGTTACTGCGATTGGCACAGTTAGTGGTCTCACAATAACAGATATTGGAGAAAGTTCTTTTTCAATTGTGAAAGCATCAGGAACACTTGCAGTAAGTTGTTCTGATGGATATGGAGATGACGCTTCACAAGTTGTTTACGACACAGTTCAGAATTTTTCTGATTTACCTTCACCTGCTATCAATAACATGGTTGTTGAAATTACAGGAGATGCAACAAATAAATTTGATAACTATTATGTAAAATATAGTTCTTCTGATGATGTATGGACTGAAACTGTAGCACCTGACACAGTAACTACAATAGATGAAGATTTAATGCCGCATGTTCTTATTAGAACTGCTGATGGAAATTTTAGATTTACACAAGTTGATGGAAGCTCATATACGATTTCAGCAACTTCTTATGATGTACCAAGTTGGGGATTAAGAGTTTGTGGCGATACAGACAGTTCGCCTGACCCAAGTTTTATTGGTAAACAGATTAGAGATATATTTTTTCATAGAAATCGTCTTGGTTTTATTGCTGATGAAAATGTTATCATGTCAAGAAGTGGAGAATTTTTTCACTTCTTCCCAGAAACAGTTACAGATACTTTAGATACTGACCCGGTAGACGTAGCGTCAACTTCTAAAAAGGTTTCAATATTAAGACATGCAATTCCTTTTGATGAAGACTTACTTTTGTTTTCAGACCAAACCCAGTTTATGCTGACAGGTGGCACAACGCTTACTGCTGCTAATGTATCAATTAATACATCAACAGAATTTGAAACTTCTTTAAATGCTAAACCTATCGGAGCAGGTTCTAATGTTTTCTTCTGCTTTAATAAAGGCAACTATACAGGAATAAGAGAATTTTTTGTTTCAGGAGATAGCGATACAAAAAAAGCAGACGATATAACTGCAAACGTACCAAAATATTTACCTAAAAATATATTTAAACTTGCTTCTGCAACGAATGAAAATATTTTAGTTTGTTTGTCGTCAGAAAGTTCAGACCAAAATGCTTTATATGTTTATCAATATTATGTTTCAGATAATAAAAGATTGCAGTCAGCTTGGCATAAGTGGACTTTCGGAACAGCAAGTACTGATAAGATTTTAAATATAGATTTTATAGAAAACACTTTATACATAGTTAATGAACGAAGTGATGGTGTCTATTTAGAAAGTTTAAATATTTCACCTGCAGTAGTTGATGCTTCAGCAACTTATCTAACGTATCTTGATAGAAAAATTCAAGATGACACAACAGGAGTTACAGTTTCTTATAATGCAGGAACAGGATTAACGACAATTGTACTTCCATATACCATAAAAAATACAATGAAAGTTGTTGGGCGAGTTGGGGGTTCAAATACAGCAGGACAAGCAATTACCACAGCTTCACAGACAGGCACAAATATTACAATAACAGGAGATTACTCTAGTGCTAATTTATGGATAGGCGAACAATATGAATTTTCCTTTGTATTTTCACAACAATTCATTCAAGTAGCCGATAGTGTTGGAGCAAGAATAAGTGTTAAAGAAGGTAGACTTCAAATTAGAAATTGGAATGTATCTTTTAATGACACAGGATATTTTACAACAGAAGTTGTTCCAGTTGGCAGAGACACAAGTACAAGCACTTATACTGGCACAGTTGTTGGTTCAGGTGCTTTAGGAACTGTATCTCTAGATGATGGTGATTTCACTTTTGCAGTTCAATCTGAAAATGACAAACTTACAGTGAGTTTAAAAAACGATAGTCACTTGCCTTCAAATTTTATTAACGCAAGTTGGCAAGGATATTATGTCACTGCATCAACAAGAGTTTAGTTATTTTAGATTAAGTACTCTTGAAGATATAAAATATTTAGCACCAAGATTAAGAAAAGAAGACAAGCAAGAAATTTTAGCATTAAGCGGTTTATTACCTTACGAAGCATTATTAATTGGTTTTAAAAATGCGGTCATAGTTTTTACAATTATTAATCCTAAAAATAAACCAGTAGGAATTTTTGGAATAGATGATTGTGGAAATGGTGTTGGTGGTATTTGGCTTGTTGCTACGAAAGACTTAACAACTATTAAAATTGCATTTTTAAAAGAATGTAGAGAAGTAGTTAAATTCTTTAATACAAAATACAAAATTTTATGGAACTGGGTGGATTGTAGAAATTTACTACACATCAAGTGGCTAAAATGGTGTGGTTTCAAATTTATTAACAAAAAACAATATGGAGTTTTACAAAAACCTTTTTACGAATTTATTAGGATAAACGAATAAACAATGTGTGGTTCAACAGCAGCACTTATAGGAGTGCAAATTGCTAGTGCGGGTCTGCAATATAAAATGCAGAAGCAACAAGCACAGCACGAATGGTGGCGACAGAAAAAACAGAATGAACTTGCAAAATCAAATGCAATTCAAAGATATGCGGCAGAACAATTAAAAATTAGACAAGTTGCAAAAAGATTTGCTGATAAAGAATATGAAGCGGCTAGAAAAGCTAAAAAGAAAAGAGCAGAATTTATAACACAAGCAGGTGGAGCAGGTTTAGCAATATCAGGTTCAACAGAAAGATTACTTGGCGACTATTACAGAATAGAAGGAAATTATAAATCATCTTTAGAAAAGAATATGAATATTAATATTTCTCAATATGAGAGAAATTTAGAAGCTATTCAATTTGGTCAAGAAGCACAATCAACTTACTTAACACCACCAAATGCTAATTTACTTTTTGCTTCTGCGGCACTTAATGTTGCTAATTCATATTTCAATTTACAGGCAAGAAAAGAAGCTGAAGGAATTAAATAATGGTAAAAAATGTAAGTTCATTGTTTTCTAGTACAAAAAGAACAACGCCTACATTAGATTTAAAACCAGAATTAACAGAACCTAATTCTGAAGATTTTAATTTATTTTATAAACCTGAAACTGAACCTTTACCTGCGGGATTAGCAATTTTTGCAAGAAGTTTAGATATATTTGTAAATGATGGTGCGGTTGATGCTTATGTAGTTGGTCAAAAAAAGAAAAAGAAAAAAGGTGAAGCTGAAGCAACAAAGAAATTTTATAAAGACCAAGCGAATGAAGTAGAAGCAAACAAAATTGGTTTTAACAAACAAGTTAATAGTGGAAAAATACCAAAAGAAGCTAATCCTTACTTTATTGACAAATATAAAGAATTAGAATTAAACGCAAAAGCAGACCAATTTAAAGTCAGAGTTTATAAAGAATATGCTAATAAACAGGTAGCTGAAAATCCTGACCCGGAAGCATTTCAAAAGTTTTATAAGAACGAATTAAAGCTATATATCGCTGAAAATCAGCTAGGCAGTTATGATGCTGTTGAATTAGAAAACGGATTTTTCAAAAAGACTTCTGCTGCAAAAGCACAATTATTTAATACCCATGTGCAAGGACAAATGGGAAAAATTAGTGAACAATACAAAACTAATTTTCAAAATAACATACAAGGTAAATTTGATATTTCAAAAAGTTTTGAAGATGTTGGTAAAGATGTATCTGCTTATATTAAAGATGCAGTTAAAA